AAACCCGGCGGCGCAAAGCCAGGGCGTCTAAAATCAACACAAGCTGATGATCAGGACCGACCGGCTGACCGAAAGGCAAAACCAGGGAAACCTGGCGACGCAAAGTCATGGATCTAAAGCCAATTATTTTGACCAGGACCGCCAGCTCTCAGCGGCCAGGCGTGCACCTGCTGCTAGATAGTTCAATTAACCTCCCACCAGACGGAGATCGTCTGGATCCCTACCAAATACACGAAGATGTCCAATCCTTTCAAGCCAATCAAAGAGGGAGTGTCTGCCATTGCTGACCGCACCAACCAGCATGATGTACGAATGTTTCATCTGAGCGACGTTTTTGTTCGTCCGGATAAGCAGAGGTACAAGCAGCCTGCGGTGGTGTGGGATGCTGTTAAGGATGCTCGCTTGGACCTTGAGTTTGCAGAGTCCGTGCGGCTTGACACCCGGTGCACTGATAAGGGTGCCCAGGAGAGGATGAGTAAGGGTAGGGACGCCTTGGCCGCGGCTCCCGCTGGTGACCTGCAAGGACGGGTACGCGATCTCAGTGCGGTGGAGGCTGTTCAGGTGTATTACGACAACCTGCACGATCCGGCTCTCAAGAGCCAGATTGTCTCAGCTTGCGAGACTAAGCTCATGGTCGCTGGTGGCGCTCAGTTTGCTTTTGGACGTATCTTGGAGCACTACCCAAAGAGGGGTAGTGGTGCCCATTTGATTGTACCATCGCAGGCAGAGGTTACCAGGGCCTTGACTCAGTGTGGACTGGACAATGCTGGTGGCTTTCGCCTTGCTCTGTCTATGAGCATGGCGACGGCACTGGAGGAGAAGGAGATTGAGGTTGTTGCGGACGCCGAGAATGGTTTCCCCACAATGGGGAAATTTGCAGACGAGGAGGCTCGGTCCGAGTGCCTACGGCTAGCTGCATTAGTACGCAGCGAGTTGGAGACACGAGTGGACGAGCGTGACATGTTTGCAACTCTTGCCGCCATGGAGAAGCGTGATCCCCTGCTGTTCACTGTGCGCGGGAAGGCGAAGTCCGACATGTACAAGTGGAGCAAGGTGGAGGGGTACGGCTTGCGGTTTTACAATGTGATTCCGCGCCCCCTGGTACTGGTAATGCAACAGGCAACTCAGGTTATTGAGGCTACAACATCCACCCTGGCTGAACAGCCAGTAGTTGGTGATAACCTCTTCCTGGCAACCTGTATTGGTATGCCACTTACTGGGGGAGGTGCTGATGCCCTTGTTACCCAGATGGACTGGCAACTCAGGCAGACGGGGTTTGCCCGTCTGCACTGTGGAGATGATACGTGGTTGGCCGCAAGAACGTCCACAGGTGTGGTGTTGTTCAGCTTGGACTGTACGGCATTTGATCTGACTCAGCATGGTGATGTGACGAAGCCCATTCATGATGCACTTTTTAGAGTGCTTAAGAAGGTGGACGTAGTCTCCGCATGCGTGTGGTATAAGATGGCTAGGGAGCGGCGCACGGTGCTAACGGGGTCCATTGTGGGACTCATGAAGCACGGTGGGCCATCTGGCATGCCTTTGCAATCCAAAGTGAACGACATTCTGATGGACGTGGTGGTTCAGCGGATCATCGGTGCGTTGAGCCGCACACCTGAAATTACGGAGGAGGTAGTGTCGGCTGTCGTGCAGCAGGAGGGACGGAACTTGGGTCTGAAGATTCGCCTGGAGTGCTATGATGCACACCATGGCGTTCAGTCCATAAAGGAGGCACTGGAGCACAAACCTTTTCTGTTTGTGGGGTATTACTTCCACGTCAGGAATGGTGTTGTGGTGCCATATTTGGATATCCCTCGTGCTCTGTCACGCTTGCCCTACAACTCCTCCTTTGATTGGATGGAGCGAACTGCGCATCAGGCACGCACTGCCATACGTATTGGAGGGCTTGTCTTGTCCATGGGGATACCACCCTATGAGCAAGAAGTGGCTTTCTCCAAGTTGGTGGCAGCTGCACGTTTCCTGTTGAGCAGGGTGCTTGATACCATGAGTGTACGTAAGGAGGTGGAGTTTCAGGTGAACAGGCTCTCGCATGTGTCGGACCTGGTAAAGTACAGTGTGCGGGACGTGAAGGGGTTGCTCGATGCGATCTCCGCCTCAAAGATCAACTCCATCTGGTTGGACCCCACTGAGTTGCCTCAGGTTGGCTACCATGAGAGCTGGGCAGATGCTACGGATGCCGAGGAGGCTGTGAAGAAGTACACAGACTTCCTTGGGTGGCTGCGGGATGATGCTCGGCACCTAGAGGTGCGAGTGGTGGGGCGCATTCCTCCACAGAAACCTGTGGGGGAGCGTGCCCTTACTGCTGCACTTCTGGGAAGGCCGCCAGCGTACCGTAGTGATGCTGAGAAGGATGCTGCCGCCGTAAGGCGATCTAGGTCGCAGAATGTTGCGGTCCGGAGCAGCCGACAGCGGTACGAGCACATGCGTCAGTATGGTGAGTGGCCTGAGGAGGACAGTAGGTGGTCTGACGAGGAGGAGCAGGTCTCACTCGCACGTTACACTGAGTCAGAGTACTCAGAGTATGATCAGTGGGAGTAGCCCCTTCAACGGAAAAGGTGTCCCAGTGAACCTTGAAAGAACTGGGTGGACAACATCCTAGTGGAAAATACCAAAAACAGAAAATAGCTTTCCATCATGGTGCAGAAGAAGAAGAACACACAGAAGGGTAAGGGAAAGATGCAGTCTCGTGCAGTAGGTGAGTATGCTAATGCGGGAGGAAAGGCTGTGGTGTATCGGAAGTCTCAACCAGTTGTGCGCAACACCCAGACTGGGGTGGTAGTGTGCAATACTGAGCAGTTTGCGGGAGCGTCTATTGAGTTGCCTGTGGGCTTCTCAAAGTCAGTCGGGGCTATGAACCCGTGTGACGCGAATTTCCCGTGGCTGCGCGGAATTGCCCGAAGCTACGCTAAGTATAGGTGGAAGAAACTAATCCTGTCGTGGGTACCCTTTGTGAGCACAACCACTTCAGGGTACGTTAGTGCAGCAAGCGTGTATGACTCTGAGGACGCCATCACCGCTTTGAATGCGGTTGGTGGTGTTCCAGCGTCATCTCAGCCCGAGTACACGATCGGACCGCTGTATAGTGGTAATGCCATCAGGTCTCACGAGGGTGATGTGAGTAGTGCTAACTGGACGGGAATTGAGTTTGACACCAAGCGCATACACGATACTCAGAAGTGGTTTTACACTGATGCCACGCTGACGTTCACTGCCAACGCTGGTAATGAAGCGCGCTTGAATCAGTGTATTGGTGCCTATGTTGTGCTCCAATACTTTAGTAATGTAGCACAGACTGGGGGTTCGTGGTATGTGTCCTACGAGATTGAGTTGATCCAACCTGTGTCGACTCTTATCAACCCATAGGGGGGTGACCACACTTTCACGCGTGTTCAAGAAAATACTCAAAAACAAGACCAGAAAGACTGGCAAAAAGACTGAACATGTTGTGGTAGGAGGGGGTCATGACCGAAAAGTGCGGTGAGAGCATCCGCTGCCGTTAGAACACAACGGAGAACCCGGTGCAAGTCCGGCC